CGGCAGCGTCAGATGTGTATAAGAGACAGGCGTATACGCTTCGCGCAAAAGATCGACGGTGCCAGAGCCAAGCATCGTTTCAGCTTCAGGACCTAGATCGGGCGTTTGCGTCTGGGCGGTGCTGGGGCGGGTGGCGGGCTGGCGCTGTAGCTGGCGTTCGTAGCGGGCGGCAAGTTCCTCGGCATTACGTTTGCGCTTAGCGATCTCACGCATGGCACCTTCGTACGTGGGCTCGACAGAACTATCCGCGCCGAAGATGCGCTGCGCGTCAATACGATCTCCGGGCTTTGCGCCGCTTTCAGTAAGCTTCTGGGCCGGTTCCATTCCGGAACCGCCCTTTTCAGCGTAGCCTTTGAAGCGTGCAACGTCTTCGGCTGTGACCTTGCGCCACTCGCCGCCGATGAAAGCATAGCCTTCTTTGGCCTGCTGTAGCCGCGTCGGGTACGCATGCCGCGGATCGGTAGAGCTGTATCGACGAATCTCGTCCGATGTAAGCCCAGCGTCGACATAGGGATCGGTGGGCGCAGCGGGCTCGGGGGTCGGTGCAGCTGCCGCCTCCGGCGCCACGCTCTGTGCCCTTGCCGCCCGAGGCACACGCTTCTCCACCTTCCCATCCGTATCCTTAAGCGCAGTCATGAACTCGTCCCACGCGTCGTCGATGGCGTCGGTGTATTCTTCCTTGGTCTCGAACTCGTCCTTCCAGCCCTTGTCGGACTTGAGGTCTTCGAGGCGTTGGACTTCCTCGTGGGCGTATCGGGCATCGGTCGTGTCAATGCCGAGGTCGTCGAGAGTATCGAGTTCGTCGACAGCACGGTCAACGCGGACTTTGGCACCGGCTTTGGACAAGGTCTTATGTGCGCTGGTGATCTTGGGCGTGTGGTCGACGATGTCGGCGGCACTGGTGCCCGAGGAGCCGAGACGCTTCTGGCCGGTTTCTTCCAGTTCGTACGATAGGCTGTTGCGGTCTGCGACAGCACGGTCGTGGAGACGTGCACGCTTGTCGAGTTCAGCTTGAGCCAAGCCGTCGGTGCGGGCAGATTCAAGACGCTTGGCCGTGTTGCGCACACGGGTTTCAGCATCGTCGAGCGCGTACCGTTCGGCTGTCGTCAGGCCAGCGTCGTCGATGGTAGTGCCTGCGACACCTTTCAATTCTGCGACGAACTTGTCCCAGCCCGCCTGTGTGCGATTTTCCCTGAAGTCGTCCAGCGCGATGCGGGCTTGGGTTGTCTCGAAGTCTGCGGCTTCCAGATCCGATAGCGCCTGTTCAGCTTTAGACGAACTACCACCAACCGTACCAGACATGGACTTGCTGGCCGTGACTTCAGCTACCTTGGCGTCCCGTAGGGCGGTGTCAGCCGGGGCGCGGCGGATCTGAGCGTCGTATGCAGCGGCGCCCTGTGCAGATGGAGCGCTCGGGGCCGCAGGGGTAGCCGCTTGCCCACCCGGTACAGGGATCTCCGTGCCCCGAGGGCTAGGCAGCGCGCGTGGGCCTTGGGGCGGTCCAGCCGCGATGGGGGCACCGGGCTGGGGAGCTTCAGAGAGCCCCCGTGCAGGGCCGCTGGGAGCCGTTGCGTACGGGCTGGTAATCTGGGGCGGGGTCTCGCCGGGAATGCCTTGGGGGCCACTGAGGCGCGGTGGCGCACCGGGTCCGGAGGTCGGGCTCGGGGCAGGGCTACCGTGCGCAGGCATCGGGCCGGGGGCTCCGGGAGTCCGGCGCGGAGTCGGGACTTTGGCTCCACCAGCACCCTTTTCCAAGTAGCCCTCAATCACATCCCGCCACGACTTGGCGAATTGCTCCGCCTTGAAGCCATCGTAGGTTCGCCCGGTGGCACCATAGGCACCGAGACCTTTAGCGGTACTGTGGGCGGCTTTGACGTTACTGACACACTCGTCGATGGTGGCCCAGTTGCGCGCTTCGGCTTCGACGGCGTCGTCCCAGTGTGCGGCGATGGCCGGGTTGGTCTGTGCCGCTGCACGGAAACCGGGCCGCTGGGCCTCAACAACAGCTTCCGCATGCGCAGTGACATACGGATTCGCTCGTCGGCGGCCTTGCATGGCAACAGAGGCAGTGCCACGTGGGTCCGCGCCGACGCCATGGGGATTCTCCAACAGAATCTCCGCAGCGTCTTTGCCGACAGACTTGATGCTGACGACGTGGCTACCAGCCTCTGCGGAGACTTCCATGTCGAAAGCTTCGGTTAGCTCCGCGAGACCTTGGTCTTGGTGCTTGAGCCAGCGGCCTGCGGATAGTGGGGCGTTGTGGGGCGCGTTTTTGCTGACGCGAGCAGCGAGCGCGGGGACAAAGGACTGGCTGTACGCACCGATGGCCCGAAGGCGGTCCTTGGCTGCATCGCGCAATGGTGTCGCAAACCATGCACCGGAGATCATGTTGTGCGCGATAGCGGCGTAGTCACTGTTTACAGCGAGGTGCGTAGGGAGTGGCGCTTTGGCTGTGCGTTCCAGTGCGTGCTTGTCTGCGTCAATGGCGGCTACGCTTCGTGCGCCCCGAGCGTCGGTTTTTGCGACCTCGTCGTACGCCGAGACCGCAGCCATCTGGTCGCCGACGCGGCGAGCACGGTCGATAGCCTCCGTGCGTGGGGCTCCGAGTGTCACACGACGACGAAAGGCTTGCTGGCCTGCGCGCAGGGCGTAGGCGAAGCCGCCGCCGAGCAGCGACCCGGCCGCATTGACCTTGAGTTCGTGTGTTGCGGTCGTCGCAAGCTTGGACACGATTTCAGGGTCATCGAGGTCGAACTCGGTGTCAGTGATAAGTTTGCCGAAGGCTGCGAGGGTGCCGCCAATGGTACCTCCAGCAGTCTCCGCACCGGCCATGAGTAGATATCGCATCATCGGATTCGCCGTGCGGGCGAGGAGGCCGGGGAGACCGAAGCCGGGGGTGACGGCCATGACGGCACCGACGGTACTGCCGATGGCCTCCGCGTGGTCGTAGCCGAAGCCTTTGACACGGTCAGACATGCCTTCAGCACGGATGCTCATGTCAGTCGGGGGACCGGCCGGGGCCGGGGCCGCAGTGGCTTGAGTTTGGGACACCATGCGACCAAGGCGTGGGTCCATGGGCAGCGGGTTTGCCTGCGGTGCCGGAGCCTGCGGTTGGGTCGTACTGGGCGCAGGGGCAGTGCCGGTCAGATTCTGCTGAGCCGTGTCCAAGTGCTTGAGTAGACGGGGGTCGAGTTCGGCCATTGGGGGCTCCTACTTGCTAGGGATTGGCGTGCCTTGCGTCTTGTACGCTTGCCATGCGGCATCAAAAGCCGGGGTGTCAAGACTGGTCATGTACGCCTGTTGCCCGGGAGTGAGCTTCGCCCACTCAGCATTAGCGTTGGCTTGCATGGTAGTCAAAGCATTATTGGCGTCTTCCTCAGACCGTGCCGTTGCCGAAGCTTCGAGACCTTTGGCCTTTTGCTGCATGCCTGTAGCCGTGATCGGCCCAAGCGAATCGAGTGTCGCACGGATGGCACTAGCGCGGTTACGCTCGGCAAGAGCACGGGACTCTTGGAGGTAATTCCGTGTTTCCATGCCATTGCCAAGACCGATTTCCGGCATGGCTTTCAACGCACGTTCAATGTCGAAGTCAGAAAGCCTACCGCCGGATTCACCTTGCATCTTTGCGTACATGGCCGCAAGGGAATCGCGTTGGTTTTGGTACAGTCGGAGGTCATCAGCGAATGCTGGGTCTGTTGCAAACGCTGCGGCATACATGGCTTCGAAACCAGCCTTGTGCCTACCGAACCAACTGGGGTCAGTGTTCGTCATGATACGCTCAGCGATGTCGTAGAGATTGTTCATCGTGTTCGCTGCGGTATCTTGGTCTTTGAGGAACGTGCGCGTCTGGTCAGAGACTGCGAGGGGCAAGGTTCCGGCGATGACCATGTCCTTGACTTCAGCGTAGGTCTTCGTCGGTGCGATGCCGATACGTGCAGCGTACTCAGGACTGATGCGCTCGGCCATGCTGCGGCCGGTCGTCAGGGCGCTTTCAACATTTGTGAGCGCAGGAATAGAATCCGCACGGCCTTGGGCGGTACCGGTGGTACTGCCGTAACTGCGGTGCTGCGACTCAGCCTGAACTGTCGGGAGGTTCTGCCCCATGATCGTGAACTTCATTTGCTCAAGCCATGCAGCTTGTTCGCGCGTTACGTCCTGCTTGATGAAGTCCACGTGGGATTCCGGGAAATACCCGCCCATAGTCTGCATGGCGTACTTTGCAGCGAGGACTTGGATCTGACCGTCGGAGATATTGTGCTCACCCCGGGTCTTGGCTTGATGCAGGGCGTCGGCTGCGGCTTGGGAGGTAAGCAGGAACATGGGCTTGCCGCGGCTGTTGGTCCATTCGGCGTTAACCGGAAGCCCGCCCATCATCGCGCGTGTGAGACCTGTGTTGAAGTTGCCACCGCTACGGAGCCACATACCCATGAACTCGTCAGTAGCCGCTTCGCGCTGGTCGGCTGTGGGCGCAGCACGGTTCAGGATGATCGCGCCGGTCTTCAGGTTCGTCGACGCGGAGATCATAAACGGTTTGATACGCGGGAGGCGTGTGGTGGGCATGCCTTGGGTGTAGTAACCGGCGAGAGCCGGGTCGGTCTTGGCGTACATGGGCGACGAGTCGGGTGCGGGGGCTTGGGACCCGGGGGCACTTGGTAGCCGAATCCCGAGTGCCCCCGGGGTGCCGAGTGTCGGCGTCTGGCGCTGGGCCGGAGCGGACGGCGTGGTAAGCGCTTCTGGAGAAGCACCGACACTCGGGTTGCTGGGCGCGGTTGGAGCCGACGCCGGAGGTTGGTTGAAGGGTGTGGCGATGCCGGGAGGAGCGGGGGCGGGGATTGTCGGCGTTCCAGCAGGACCACTGGCAGGGATCTGTGGCCACGTGGACGGGTCGAACGCTTGCTGTTGGGGCATGGTGACCCCGGCTTCCGTGCCCGGTAGGACCGGCATGGGCGCAAGGTCGCCGCCGCTGCCCATGTCGAGTGCAGAGCCGCCGCCCATCAAACGTTCCATCGACGCGGTTTGTTTCTCCTGCTCACGCTCACGCGACAGTTCGTCCAGCTTGCGCATGCCAAGGCCACCGAGAATGGCAAGGACTGCTCCGGGGAAGCCCATAATTTACCTCCCGGCCCAAGCCATGGCGTCCCAGATAGGACGCACGACAGGGCGCACATAGGGCCAGCGTTCGAGCCAGATTGCCCACGAGCGCCCGTGCTGACGGTATGCGCGTGTGAAGGTGTTGTCATGTGTGGACACCCAACGACGAGCCGCGTAGGTACGCTGGTCCCACTTGCCGTAGAGGACTTCGGCAACCCAGCAGAAGCCTTTGCCACCGGGGGCACCGCGAGCGGTGTTGAACATTTGGCCCATGGTCTGGATTTCCATGCCCTTCGCGCTGTTCTGGACATTGCCTGCATTGGCAACGTTCGTACCGGCGATCTGGGGGAAACCCATGGCGAGATTCGGAGCCATGCCGAGCATTTGTTGGCCGATCTGTGTCGGGATTGCGGCGGTGGTCATGTCACCGGCGGTTTGCTGGGACGCGAGGAGGCCACGACTGTAAGGGTCGTCACCGAGACCGGCACCGGCAAGGGAGCCGACGGCGGCTTTGTATGCGCCAGACTGGGCTTGGCGCTGGGCTTCGACTGCACGTTGGATGATCGGGACTTGTGCGCCCGGTGTTGCTCCGGTGCGCATCAGTTCAGTCATCTGGCCAAGGAGTTCTTGGCGCATGGGCGTGGATTCGTCAAAGACTTGCTTGCCTTGGGCTTCAAGGACCTTGGACGAACCGCCGCCACCTTTGCTGGTTTGACCACCGCCCATGTTTATTCTCCGTTAGTCACGTGGGGCTCGATGCGCCCAAAGTTTGCGCGAAATGCGTCTGCGGTAAGGACGACGATCCAGCCAGATTGGTTGCCGTCCCAAAGGCCGGGGACTTCGCCGAGAACTGTGTAGCCGAGCTTGCGGTGCTCGTCGAGGAGGTCTTCTTGCTTTGTGACGCCGAAGATACTCAGGAGCCCGTTGTCGAAGACGAACTGGTACGCCTGCATGACACTGCGCAGGGTCGGGATGTGCTTGCGCTTGTCACTGCGAATCCAGAGGCCAACCATGGCCGTGCCCATGTAGCGGGTGAGCCAGAAGGCCATTGTCATACCGTCGTCGTCGTATTCGTACGCGAGTTCGTTGGTTTTCCAGAGTTCCATGAAGCCACTGAGTGTGTGTGCGCTGGAGAGGAAGGTGAGGTCTAGGTCACCGTCCTTACGCATACGGAGCCACCAGTGGATCAGGCGGAGGTCGGCATCGGCGTCGGACATCAGCTTGTACAGGTGCATTCGGCTATCCTTTTTGTGCGGGCGGGGGTGTGTTTCCGTCAGGCACTCCCGCTTGTGGTAGGGCACTTCGCAAGAGTGCCATGATTACTTCGAGTGTGGAGTCGGCTTGACTTCCACTGTCCCCGCCGGACAGGCCCGGCATTCCGACGAGGCTGGAATTGGGCATTTGGAACTGGGGTTCTTGAGTCTTGGTTTCTGGCTGTACAGCCCCCGATGCGTCGTCTTGCTTCGAGTCGTCCATGCCAAGGAGCTTGCCAAGACCCTGCATGGCCCCTTTAGCGCCACCTCCGCCACTGCCGACCGAAAGCCCTTGCACGGCTGGAGCGGCGGCCCCTGTGCCGAGCGTCGTGCCGCTGAGTGTGGCCGTGGGTGCGCTCGCCATTGCGGCAGTGCCGCCCGCGCCTAGTCCCGCGCCCATACCCGCACCAAGCTCAGCGCCAGCTAGCGCACCACCTCCGGCCGCAGTACCACCGCCACCGAGCGCGGCCATCAACGCAGCAATGATTCCAGGAAAAGCCATGGCGTAGTTTACCTTTGATCCCTACCGGGCGCTATCGCCGAACCAAACGTCGGGCTCATAGCCGTAGAGTTCGACGGCTGTGGTGACACTGCCGCTGAGGCGAAGGCCAAGGACGCGGCAGGGCCGAGCGACGGTGTATTCGACAACGTCCCGGGTGGCGGTAGTGAAGGGGGCAAGTTCGAGTTCAACCCCGTCGATAATGAGAGTCGGGGTGAGTTGACTGCCACCAGTATTGGCTTCGATGCTGACACGGCGCAGGAGGCCGAATTGGCGGTTGTCCGCGAGGCGTTGGTAGGGAAACTCCCAGTCGAGAGCGATGGGGAGGCCGTCGAGGCCGCTGGACAGGGCGTCGGTGATGATCCCGTCAGCTTCGAGGATGAAGACGCCTCGGATGGTCTCGGAACCGATGAAGTACCCAGTGTCGGCTTCGTAGGCGACGCCGTCAAGGCCGATGCCGACATTGCGCCACTGGGCGCTGGAGTTGATGCACAGAGTCGTTGTGCCGTCGGACAGGTATGCGTAGTCTTCGCCAGCGATAGCACAAGTCGTGCCAAGCCATGCCGGTAGACCATCCAGTGCGCGACCTTGGAAGATGTCGAGGATGGGCTGGCTGACAGTGAGGCTGGAGCCGGTGCCGTTGAAGACACGGATACCGTCTTCGGCTTCGTAGATGATGCCGAACGGGGTCGCAAGAACGCTGAAGCGTAGTGTCGTTCCCGGGACGTCTTTGACCTTGACCGCGATAAATGGCTGGTCGGTGCCGAGGACTTGGTAGACACCGTTTTGGGTGAAGACGTAGAGGGAGCGGTTCCAGATGACGGCACGTTGAGTGATGTCATCGTCGGTACCGATGCGAATGTAGCCTTCAAAGGCTTCGAGATAGCCTGCTCGGGTGTAGTAGAGCTTGTCACCGCTACCTTCGGTGGTGTCGTGGCAGGCCCAGATGCGCCCGAGGTAGAGACCGACGATATCCGCGTAGGCTCCGCTCGGCTTGATGTTGTTGAAACTGAGTTCGTCGAGGGTCAGGTATGTCGCGTTGATGCCGCTGTGCATGCCGGGGTAGTCGGCGACGTTGTCTGTGACACTGGCAGTGGCATCGTCGTGTTCGTCGGCTTTGAGGTACAGGCCACCGTCGCCGAGGGTACGGTAACGGACATACTTGTCCACTTGAGCGTCCGCATGCACACCGGGGAGTGTCCATGTAATCGGCACGCGGTTGATGTCGAGGACTTCGCCGTAGTCAGCGTTAGGGTTGGACTCGCTGCCGGTGGTGGAGTTCTTCGCGGTGATGTAGCCCCGGTAACGGCCACGGAGACCGTAGCCGCCCTTGAGGCGCAAGTCGTCGAAGTTCACTGTGGGTAGTGTGATGGCTTGGGCACTGATCTTGAAACCGACTTTGATGCCGACAACGTCGGACCAGTCGTATGCGCCGCTACCGCATTTAGTGAACGCGTCCTTGGGGATGCGCAGTTCCCACCATGTGTTCGGCGTAGCGGAAGCACGGATTGCGCTAGCGGCGATGATCGTAGCCCGGGCGGTGTCAAAGGTGTCGATTTCTTTGTTGTTCTTGTTGCGCTTGTTGTCTTCAGTGAGGCTCCCATGGGGCGCAACGTTGTAGCTGACACCACGGAATTGTGCTTGGCGATTCCAGTAGCGTGCGGAGCCTTCTGGCCGCGCTGTACCGGAGTCGAAGAAGCGGATGACATAGATGTACTCGTCGTTAGCTTCGGCTGTGGCGGAGTAGGCGGTGCCAAGGGCGAAGCCGATGAACAGGTAGTCGATGTCATCGGGTTCGGAGCAGTAGATTTGGAGACTGATGTCGTCTTCGACGGGGCTGTCAACACCGCCACTGGTGGTCAGGTCGAGGATGTGCGCGCGGTAGATGCTGGCGATGGTCCCGATGCTTGTGTGTGTGACGCGGACACTGGCGGTGCCTTCGGTGAAGCGGGCGGTATCGGTGGACTTGCCTGTAGGAGCAACTGCGGTCCAGTCACCGTGCGCTTCGAAGGCTTCGAGGGCGAGGTTGATGCCGGTGCCTGCGGCGAGAGTGGCGTTGTCGGGAGGTGCGATGCCCCAGTTGGTCACCGTGCCGTCGGTGGCGATTTTGTACATGTACGTGCCGTCGGCGAGGAACAGGTAGTCGGGTTTGCCGAGGGTCGGGGGACCGACGACCCATGTAGCGCGGTTGCCACTGAGGCCGGTCAGGATGCTGACGCCGTCGCGGTAGAGTACGGTACCTGCGATGTAGTATCGGTGTGCGTCGAAGCGTTGGATGCTGTGGGCTGCGTGGCTGTAGAGATTGGAACAGCCACTGCGGCTGCGAGCCGTACCTTCGAGGACACGGGCGAGACCCTTGTTTCGGCGCATCGTACCGGGCGGGGCACTGTCTGGTGCGCCCATCGGCATGAGTCCTTTATCGAAGGTACGGATCGCAGGCATGGTTAGCTCCGGGGCGGGTTCAGGAAGGCGTTGATGTTGGCTGCGCGTTGGACGTCGGCGTTGGCGACGCTGGTGAGGGCCGCGCGGAGCTTGATGACTTCGGCGTTGAGTTCGGCGAGGGTGAGTTGGGGCTGGGCTGGGGCTGGGGCTTGAGCCTGTGCCTGTGCCTGCGCTTCGAGGGCCTTTTCGATTGGTTGCTTTCGGCGTGCCATTGGCTTTTCCTTTGGTTGGCTTCAGTTAATGAATGTGAGCTTAGGTCGGTGCAGTCGTGGTCTGTACCCAGTTAGCACCAGTACCCGTGAGTGTCATGTACTTATACCGGAGCGTGCCATCTGTGTATTGACAGATCAACTTATCCCCGCGTAGGTAAATGTTAACGACCGTGCTCAGGGTCGGGGCCGCTGGCGTCGTCGTCATTTCGGTCATGGCGATGTACGGCTCGCCGGTGCTTCCGTCGAGCACCAGCTTGCTGCCGAGCGTGCAGATGCCCAGGATCTCAAACGCGTTGCTTACCGACCCGTTTTCAATCGCGGCAATAGGAATCGTGGTCGTCCCGGTGAACGTCGTGTTGGTTTTTCGAGCGATGCCGCCCGTCCCGGTGTATGTGGCGCCGCCGAGTGTCGTAATCATCGCGTCGACGGTTGTGTCGTCGAGCACCGTGCGCGCTGCCGCGGTAACGGTGGCGGTCTGAGGAACGCCAGTGCTCGCCGTCGTGCGGACGATGAACTGGTCTTGGGCGAGGTCGGCCATCTTCGCGAGTGTCACCGCGGCGTCGACTATCCCCGCCGTCGGCAGCCCCGTACAGTTGGTCAGCGTGCCGCTGCTGGGCGTGCCAAGCGCGCCGGCGTTTGTGACGAACGCGCCCGCGCTGCCGACGTTCACCGCAAGCGCTGCGGCCACACCAGTACCCGGTGTCACGCCACCCCACGTCGTCAGTTGGGCGTCGTAGGCTTGCACATCGCCGCCGATCTCTAGACCAAGGTTTGTGCGCCATTCTGCGGTGGTGAGCGAGCCAAGTAGCGTGAGTGTGTTTGGATACAGATCAATCTCGTCGATGCCAGAGGTAGACCATGCCGGTACAATCTTATGCCCCGCTGTCGGTGGCACGTCGTTCATCGTCGCGAGGTCAGCGAGAGCCGTGTCGTAGGCTTGGACGTTGGTCCCGATCACGAGACCGAGGGCCGCGCGAGCCACGGCCGCGTCGGCGATTCCAAGCGTCAGCGTGCCGCTTGCGGTGATGGGACCGCCGGACAGCGACAAGCCGGTCGTGCCGCCGCTACCGTCGACACTCGTGACCGTACCGGTGCCTGCTCCCGCAGCGACGGCTTCGAAGTCCGTACCAGCAGCGTTTACACGGACTATCTTCGAGCCGTTGCCAGTGACGAGCCCCGCGAGCGTGGAGAGTTGCGCGTCGTACGCTTGAACATTTGTACCGATCACGAGACCGAGTGTTACGCGCTGGGCGGTTGCGTCTGCGTCGTCGAGGATTGCCCGGCCTGCGGCGGTGCAGGCGATTTCTTCTACGTCCCCCGCGAGTGCCGTCGAGCGACCGAGCAGCTTGTCCGTAGCCGAGACGTTCTGCATCTTTGCGTAAGTAACGGCGTCGTTAGCGATAGTCGCCGCGAAGGAACTTGTGCCTGCGCCAGTTACGTCACCGGTAAGCGTGATGGTTTGGTCACCGGAGTTCGTGCCGGTCAAACCAAGTTCAGTCTTGAACGCAGCAAGACTTCCGGAATACATAGATCCGTCCATGTCCATGCGCATAACTTCGCCATCTGCGGCTCCGACGGCGTAGGGGAGGAAAAAGGACGCGTTTGCAGTCATCCCCGGGGGTGCCGCGAGTGTGACGTTGTTGACGCCTGTGGCGTTGTAGAATTTGAGTGTACCGATGCCAGTGAGATCATGGCGATCAAGGCTCATTGTACCGTCGTCACCGATGATTGGTCCGGCGCTGTCTTGAATGAGCTTACCGGTCGTGCCATCGAAACGCACGATTCCGTGGTCGATGACGACGGCTCCGGCAGGGCCGACAACGTCACCGGCTCCGGCGGGGACGGACCAAGAGACATCTGTGCCGTCGCTGCCGAGGAACTTGCCGGTGGTGCCGATTGGGAGTCGAGTCCAGACACCGGCAGCCGAAGCATAGAGGATATCGCCGCGGACAGCGACACCGATCCCGGCCAAAGCGAGCAGATCCGCATCGTACGCTTGGACATCGGTGCCGATTAGAAGGCCAAGCGAAGTTGGCGTCTGGTCCCCACTGTTCGTACCCGTGAGGCCAAGATCAGCCTTCAACGTCGCGAGTGTCTGGACCTCCGGTGCACCAGCCGCAGCCGTCTTGCGGTAGATAAGCGAAGCTGTGGCCATGTCAGCCATCTTGGCGAGCGTCACCACGCCTGCGTCAATCGTCCACGTCGCACCGCTAGCGCTAACTGTAATGTCGCCCTTGTCGCCGTCACTGAGCCCTGCCGGGATATCTGCGGTGCGTGCAAGTGTGCCGCTGGCCGTGGGCAGGGTCAGCGAAGCGGCACCGGTTTCAATGGTACCGCCCATGTACAGGTTCGCCCATCGCTTGGCTGCCGTGCCGTTGTTGATGACGTTGTCGGTCTGGCCTGCGATCCGACCGACATCTTCGACGTAGTACCCGGCGGCAGCTATGTTACCTGCAAGCGTCAGCCCAGTCAGCGTCGGGTTAACGTTGAACACAAGCAGCGGGCTGCCGCTCGCCGCACCGGTTTCGTCACTGATGACACCGGCGAGTTGCGCGCTGGTGGTTGCAGCGAATTGGGACAAGGGATTCGCGACGAGAGCGTCACCGCCGCCACCGGCACTGGCGGCAATGGTGATATCGTTCGTATTCGCCGTGAGCGTGATGTTCGCACCGGCTTTGAGAATCTTAAGTGTTGCAAGTGTCTTGATGACACTGGCTTCACCGGCACCGGGGGTGGCGGCGTCTTGTAGCAACGCCTCACCAGACAGGCTGCCACTGAGGCTGGTGACAACGTATGCGGCAGACTTGGGCGCGTATGTGTCGGTGGTATACCGCTCGATTTCAATTCGCGGGAGGGCTTCATCTTGCGCTCGCCGACGACGTGGCGGAAGCCTGACGCCACCAGCAGCTTCGATGGATTTCGATGTCTTGTGCTTACCGCCTTCGGCGTACAGGCCATTCTGCACGAGTTCACGTCGGGTGCAGTAGTCGTCCGCACCGACAGAGGAGCCTGCGCCTTGGATGCGTTTGGTTCCACCGAGGTCGAGATTTCCGGCAAGCTTGATGTCACGGGTGTCACTGCCGGTCAGGTTCGAAAGCTGTTCGTAGAGACCAACGTTTGTCTGGTTGATCTCTTGGACAAGCTGCTCCAAGGCTTCGACGGAAACCTCAGACGGGGCTGTGATCGTATACAGCGGCAGGGCCATTAGAGACCTACAGCAGCGAGGGCAAGCTTGGCCAGCGTGTCACACATGATTGCATATGTGCGGTCTTGGTGGTCGCTGTCACGGGTGTACTCACGCGTGAGGATTGTCAGGGCGAGGTAGAGTTCGAGGTATCCCGGAACATCAGCGCGTTCTTCGGTGTGCGCGATGAAGACATTGTACCCGGGGTAGCTTGCGCCGAACAGGCCGGTTAGCGGGATGTAGGAATCCCCGGGGAGTGTCGGGACGGGATACAGGCGAATGGTCTTATCCGTTGTGTCGATACGGATGTAGGCAATGGGGTCACCCGGGTGCTGGCGCCAGTCGGTGCCGCAGGCGGAGGCGAGTCCGGGGAGGGTTTCTTCGAATAGTTCGAGGTCGTTGTAGAAGACTGCGAGGATTCGAATGGCTTCGACAGGGGCGGTGTATTCCGCCTGCGCTGCGACACCGGTGACGAGAGACAGGGCGGACAGGTGGCCGGTGTGCAGGCCGAGTGTACGCACAGCCTCGTCGTAGAACGTCGACAAGTTTGCCGCGCTGGCTTGGTCAACAGCGAACAGTTGTGCAAGAGCGATGACGTCGGCTTTGGCCATGGGTTACTTTAGTCCAAGACGGTCTTTGATGCGATTGTATGCGCCTTCGGCTTGCTTCAAATTTCGCATGCGCAGGGCTCCGAGGGCTTCGGCGAGATCGAGGAACCCGGGGAGGTCGTGAGGACTTAGGACTACGGCGTCAGCTGGTTGCAGCGCTACCGGGTGCGCCACGTATGCTGCGGTCAGTGTCGTTATCGTTTCGCAGGACGGGTACACGATCAGGAGGTCACGGCCGATCAGGGACCATTGTTCCGGCTTGGGGCCGACAGTACGGAGCCAACCGGAGTCCATTGCGCGCAGGGTGTCGTACGGGGTGAACTGGAGGTAGTTGTCCCCGTCACGCAAGACCTTGATTTCGATGCAGTCTGGGATGCAGTCTTGGACAGTGTAGATCGGACACAGGGCTTCTGTAGGGAAGCTATCCGTGTCGATGATGCGACCAGTCAGTGCGCCCCATGTGCTTTGGGCGTGGGACAGGATTGTGCACCACTGGGTTTCAGATATCGCAGTGTACTGCGGGTCTCGAATGCGCTCGGCAAGGGAGACGGTCAGTTCGGCTGCGGTGGTCATTAGCTGTTACCGGACCAGACTTGGCCTCGGGCGTCGGTGATGTCACGGCCGGAGTGCCGCCCACTGGTCACTGTTTCGAGGATGAACTGGACATCGTCCATCGCGCGTTCGGCGGCTGCGGCTTCGGGTAGGTCACGGCTGTGCCATTGAGTGTACTGGGCGCGGGCTTCGTTACGCATGAGGGCTGCGATTTCGGCTTGGCCTGCACGGGCGGCAGTGGCGGATTCCCAGCGATACACGTCAATCATGACACCTTCCTTGAGCATTTCGGTGTCGATGTCGCTGGGGATGTTGTCGTTGTGGGTGAGCTTGGGTGGAATCGCCCATGCGACGTAGTGAAGGGTTTCGGTGCCCTCGGGGTATGGGTAGATTTCGATGGTCTTGGCGCCGTTGACGGCACGGGGGCCTTCGATGATGTAGATCGGGGGCGTACCGACGAGACGGCGTGCAGGGTCAGCGATGTCGAGTTCTTCCGGGTTCACTTGGCGCAGAGTGCGGTTGAAGCGAAGGTGACGGAAGGATGTTGCCCAACGGACATCGTCAGGGAGTGGGTGGAAACGCTGGATGACGGTGTATGCAAGGGCTGCGCCGGTGTCTTCGGTGTATGGGGACTTGAGGCGCAGGGTGGTGTTACTGATGCTGGTGATTTCATACCAGACTGTGCTGATACGGAAATACCGGCCGACGAGGTCTTGAGTCCACACGGCTGCGGCAGTGGCATCGCCGGTGACTGTGTCACTGCCGCTGGTGACGGTTACTGTGCCGGTGTTCACCGGAGCCGGGATGGAAAGCTCTCGGACGGTACGCATGTGGCGCAAGGCACCACGGCGAATGAATTGACTGTAGCGTTCGGAGACCCATTGCGAGACAAGCACGACGCCCACACTGGAGTTGACCGCGGCGATTGCACTGCGGGCGACATCGGCGACTGTGGGCATCGGCTTACCTCGGTTGGGGCTTTAGGGACTTCTTCGGAGAGGGTTTCTTGATCGGACCTTCACGTTTGGCTTGAACCATTTTCATGAAGGCTTGCTTGGCTTTGGTCTTAGGGCGCATCAGGCTGTGTGTGTCACGGTGATAGTGCTGTTCGTGTCACGCGTGATGGTTGTGATACCGGGGCCGAAGCCAAGACCACGGATGCGTTCACAGAGGAAGACTGCGAGTTCGAGGACCTTCGCGTCGGTGACAAATGCACCCACCGCAGGGACAGGCTCCGGAGAGCCTGCCGCTGTGGGGGTGTGGGTTGTGTGGTGTTGTCGCGTAGCCATTACAGCGCTTCAACCAGACCGTCAGCAGACAGCGGTCGCCAGAAGCAGTAATAGTCGATGGCTCCTGCGGTGACTGCGGCTGTGGCGATGGTCTGGATGATGTCCGTACCGTTGGCGATAACAAACGTGCGCGTGCCATCGACATTGACGAGTCCGGGGTTCGCCTCGGGTGTGGCGTCTTGCCAGACTTCGTACGCGGCGATGTCAGTGGCTGTCGTCAGTGCGATCAAGGCTGCGGTGTTACCCGCGATACCGAGTTCGACAGTCGCTGTGGCTCCAGTGAGAAGTGTTGTGCAGACGCCGAAGATTTGGACGAGCACCGTGCCGGTGACGCGGAAGGGTGTGAAAGTCCCTACCGCACCACCGTCAGCAGTGAAGTTCCAGTTCGACCGGCACAGTCGCCACGACTTGGTTCCTGTGAGATCCGCCATTTCCTACCCCTTAGCCCGGGGTCCCGTCGATTCCGCGAGCGGAGTCGAAGTAGCCGAGAGTGTTGCGCTGGTAGACGGTGAAGACAGCGTTCTTCGTCCACGGGTCGTCGAACGAGTCGAACATGGGCGCGTCACGGACGCCGAACTGGAGATCGTGGACTCCCTGCGAGGCCATGAGGAACGCGTAGGTGCTGGTGGTCAGGTAGTGGGAAACCATCCAGCGAAGATCCTCTTGGATCAGGGAGTTGATTTCGCAGTCACTGGTGTACGGGGAGCCACTGGAGCCAAGGACTTCACGAGCAACGAAGATGTTGTCGTAGTGAATCAGCGCCATGGTCGGGTACATGAGCATCGGGAGTCCGTCTTCGTTCGGCATCGCGTGGAAGCGACGCAGGGCACCTTGGACGTACGTGGTGCCGAAGGACTGAGCGACAGCCGGGGTGTTGGCCCATGTTTGACCGCGGAGGGTCGTGTGGCTGGTCGAGCACAAGGCCGTGCTGGTTTCGTAACCGGTGTACGACGTGCTGAACGCGTTGTTCAGGACGCTGTGGGCATCGGTTTCGAGACGGTTGTTCGAACCCCTGCGCATTTCAGCGACGCAACCACGGTGAAAACCGTAGAGTTCGTCGGTCCAGCCTTCATAGGTGATCTCGACGGCGCAGCCTCGGGGCTCGGCGGTGCGGGTGACCGCGTTGCCGAGGAGCGGGGACATGGTCGTGAAGCGTTCGCCTTCAGGCTTGTCGGGGGTAGCGGTCAGGCCACTGGCTCGACGGGATGTCAGCGGGTTCCACGGCATGGTGCTGATGTTGATCCACATGGGGTATTCCAGTGGACGCTCCATGCCTGTTTCAACGAAGACGTTGTAGAGGTCGGGGGTATTTAGCGCACTGAATGCGCCACGGGTGATTGTTGCCATTTTGCTTGAGTCTCCTTGGTGGCGTCAGTTACGCGAGGGCGCCAGCACGCACGAAGTGGCTGGAGCAGATGACAGCGACAACGCGTGCATTGCTATCACCGACTGCACTGCCGACAGCAGGTCGAAGCGGGATGGCGACAACTTGTGTCACTGTCGTGTTATCTACAGCGAGCACCCAGCTACCACTGACGAGACCGATACCGTAAGCGACACCGAAGTTGGTTTGAAGCAACGTGTGCGCCGTACCAGCGTCGTCAGCGCAGAGGTTTGCCTCGATTAGTGTGATACCCGGGATGAACGGGTGGAAAATGACTTCAGCGCCGGTGGTGCCGGTGGCAGCACTGAGCGCAAGGCCCATGACAGCGGCACTGGCGCTGACACTGGCAGCGTCGTCAGCACCGACAGCCACATAGCCTCCGGAGTTAATGAGGACGTCGAAGCGAGCGTAGGTTTGACCCGCAGCTTCGAAAGCCTTCATGAGAGGCGTGCTGACACCGATGGTCGTGCCGACGACCTCCATGTCCTTGATTGTGATTGTTGCCATGGGTTTTTCTTACCTCCGAATTTCGGCACCGGGAACGGTGCCTTCTTTAAGCATATCAGCAAATTGGCCATCTGCAAGGGATTTTGCAAGGGCTTGGCGAGCTAGGTTTGGGACGGGCTCCATGATGGCTGCGCCACCTTGGGATGTAAGACGCTGGACGATGGGGTCGTTGGCGTCTTCGTGAACGATTGTCCCGGGGGCTGCGGTCAGGCCATAGCCTCGGGCCTGTTTGGTGGCTTGGGCGGTGGCACGGGTACGGGCTTCTTGCCACGCGTGGTACCGGTATAGCTCCGTTTGCATGAGGACGAGGTCGCCGACCTTGATGGCGTTGTCGAAGTCGAAGGCGATGGTGTAACGCGCTGCGTTAACCACCGGTCGACCGTTGGTCAGGTTGATCGTGTCCCCGGTTACAGCGTCGAAGCCGTCCAGTTTGGCCATGTTGAAGAAGCGGCCGGGAGTGTCACGGGGGTAGGTGCACTGGACCATGCGGTAGCCGTAGTGGTCCCAGTCGAGGTTCTCGCAGGCGAAGTAGTCTTCGAGGCCACTGGAGCCAGAGCGTTGGATCAGGGCTTGGATCTCACGCTCCTCGTCGAAGGCGTCTTTGCGGATGGCCCACATTTCGCGGGCATTGGCGAGGACTTCAGCCTGTTCTTGGAGCGTGTCCCTGTTGCGCGCGAGGGTTTCGGTGCGCTGGTATCCGGCGTCTGGAAGGACCGGGGTGGCCGTCTCCGCGGCAGACTTGGACAGTACCGGCGCTTGGGCGATGATTTGGGGCTTCGGCTCAGACATGGGTTACTTGCTCCTCTCGGTGACAGGGGTAAGGGGGGAGATTTCGCCACGCATGATTGCATGTTGGCGTGCGAGTTCAGAGTCGGCCCATTCACGGTCATTCAGGGCTTCACCGAAGTTGGCGTAGCTGCGGGTTTCAAGGCGTTGCTTGAACTTGCCGTTTTCAACGTCGGTGACGCGGATGCGGCGTTGGGGGAGTTCTTGGGCGAACTCGTCGGGGCTTCGACCACGGCCACGGTTCAGGTGCTGGAGCGCAGTCATGGCGTCGGCTGGGAGACCGTAGTCACCGTTGGTTCCGGGGGTGAATCGGCCTTCAGGCGTGCGCCCGCCACGAGAGGTTGGGGCCGGAGGGGCTTCACGTCGTTGGCGGGTGTCCGCTTCGAGGGCTTCGGTGACGATGCGCTCGTGGTGGTCTCCGGTGACCTTGTTGACGATCCACTGGAGGGCTTCACCGGTGACCATTTGGCCGTTAGCCTTGAGTTGGTTCACGAGCGCGTCGACGTCGCGCTTGAAGACCGGATCCTTGGAGTAGTACTTGTGGTTGCCGAGGTGAGCCCGGACGGTGAGGTCGTTGATGGCACCGACACCGGCGGTCTGGAGGGCGTTCACCTTGTCGTCCATTTCACGCCGGATGCGCTCGGCGACGGCGTCACGACGGATACCTTCGGCTTTTCGGATCTGGGCCGGGTCGCCGTCGTAGTATACACGGTCGAGTTCTTCGTCACTGATGTCGCGGATTTGAGCCCGTTGGGGTTGGGGCGCGGGCTGGGGCTGGTTAACCGGCTGGCGCTGGGCTGCGGTGCTTTCAGCCAGTGTGGTCAGGGCGTCTTCGAGACGACGAACACGCGCGGCTTCGAGGGCGGCGGTGTCAGGCTCGGGGGTACGGGTTTCCGGCTTGGGTTCCGGCTGGGCGGCTTGCGGGGGGTTGTTCCAAAAGGCCATCGGCTTACTCCTGTGGGTTTAGTAGTTGACGTGCAAGTTCACGTATACGCTGAGCGACTGCGGCTTCAATCTTCGCCGCCTCCGGAGGTTTCGGACCCCGAAGAATCTCCAGAGCTTGGCGATCCACTTCCGACGCTGCCAAGTCCAGCCATTGGCTGATTTGCTCCAAGTTGTTGAGTGAGAGCTGGGGGCGCAGGGGGAAGGGCATTGATTTCCTCGTCTAGATCGAGCACGAAGCGTTCGGCGTCACGGATCTGGTCAAAGCGGCCGAGGGCGCGCTTGAGGATCTCGGACGTGGCGTTCGCGGCTTTGATGGCTGCGGCACGGACTGGTTCGGCGATGCCTTCGGTGGCACCGAGGGTGAGCATTTGGAGAGCTTTGTCGTAGTAACCGCCGAGGATGCCTGCGACTTGGATCAGGTCTTGGCGGTCTTGGATAGCATTAGCTGTGGCGGTGCTAGCTTGCATTTCGACGATCAGGCCGTCGTTGAAGCGGGGGTCACGGAGGGCTTCGAGGACGGCACCGGCGCGTTCGGGTTGAGGGAACAGGGTCTTGATGTGTTCGATGACTTGGGCGTCGCCCATGCGGATACGCTCGTGGTAGCGCCAGAGGCCCTGACGGACAGCGCCGCCGGTGGCGTTTCGGATGCTGTCGAAGGCTGTGGCGAAGCGGCGATTGGCGGCTTGCATGAGGGTCATGGCGGTGATGCCCGGGGTACGGTTGCCAAGCATGCTGCTGGGCCGCGGGCTGGAGACTTCGTTCACTCCGGTCCTGCGCTCGACCATGGTTTGGAGGAGACTGAGGGCTTGGAGGCTACCGGGGTAGACGTCGGCGAGGCGCATTTCTTTGATGGCCGCGGCGTCGGTTACGCCGAAGTAGCGTCCGGGGCGAAGGTGCAGGGTATCCCCGGGGACGAGTCCGGGGGGACCGGCCCATGCGCGGTTGTTCGCGAGCAGGGCGTTGGCCATGAACTCGTTCATGATGATTGTGGCGGATTCTTGGAACTGGGAACACATTTCGACGACGCCGATGCCGTGGATCAGGTGCTCACGCAGTTGGTACTGCATGATTTCGGCAGGGATCGTGTCGTATGGGTTCCATGTGGCGTGCATGACCTTGTTGCCAGCTTCGTTGTAGTAGAGCAACAGGTCACGTTCGATACCGTCGCCGTCGACGTCGAATTGGCCAAAGATCAGTGTGCAGTCGTATAGGCGGCTGATGCGCTGGGTGCCGGATCGGGTGTTGCCGAGGGCTTCACGGGCGGTGCGGCTGTAGCCGGTGCTGCTGCTGGTCTGGGCTCCGAAGATGTCCCAGCCGTAGGCATCCCGGCGGAGTTGGAGTTGGGTTCCGTTGAGCCATTGGCGAATGCCGAACCATGGGAGCCATTCGTCGAAGGTTTCTGCGCCGCCGGGGGTCAGGACGTCTTCGAGGCAAGGGCTGTAGACACGGGGCATGCGGTGGGTGATGCGCGCGATGTCGGTGACACGGACGCGCTCGGTCCATGGGATGTAGTAGATGCCGGTACCGTGCTTGATGCAGTCGAGGATAGTGTGGGTGGCGGCTGTGTGGAGGCCCATTTCCTCGGTGGCGAGGCGATTTGCCATGTACTGAATGTCGGTACTGACGTCTTCGTAGTCGCTGTGGGTGCCGCTGGGGCGGACACGGATGATCGGCTCTGTGCCCCAGAGGATGTCGAGGGTTTGGGCGTAGATTGTGTCTACCACGATGCCGCTGATGTTCATTTCGACGTTCGGCGCGGCTTCGATGGGGTGGTTTTTGACGGCGATGCGCGGGATGCCTTCGTATTGGCGACCGTTTTCCTTCCAGCGGCGTTCTTGTTCGAAACGGGCACTACGGGCTTCGGTGATCTCGGTTTGGAGCAGGCGTGCGAGGCGTTGGCGGCGTTCATCGGTGAGGGTGAAGGCGCTTTCGCGACTCGCGGCGCTGTACTCTGGGCTACTGGGGTCCAGTTTACCGATGCGATCCGGGTGCTGTTCGATGAACTTTGGCATGAGTTAATGTGTCGCTTGGCAGTATACGGCAAAGGCGGTGGATGCCAACGTGGACAGGAGCATTGTGAAGATAACTGTACGCATCGTTATAGGTGCCCAAGTACGGCAGTATGGATTGCAGAGACCTCGCGCTGGAGGGTGGAATGCGTGGATCGCAGGGACTCGATATGGGTTTCCACGATTCCGAGACGACGTTTTGTATCCTGCTGTTGCTGGCGAAAGTAGCCGTAGACTGCGCCAAGATTGAGCAGATTGGTCATTAGCGTTACTAGCGCTGCCAGATGGCCAAGGTTGAATGTCTCCATTCACGGGGTGCCCCTTAAACCCTGCTTACGGCCGCACGACGTACTTCCACGTCGAGGAGGCGAGGTCAATGGTGCCGCCGGTGGCGTTTTCTATCCGGACGGCACAGTTGTTCGTCGATGTGACCGAGGCACTGAACAGGAGCCCTTGCATGTCAACGCCGGGGCCGACTGTGAGTATGTCACCGAGGATGGCCCCGGTACAGGTGAAGGTGGTGGTTGTACCGGCGCCGTTGGCCACCGAGGCTGGGTTGAGTGTGGCGGTGCTTTCGAAGCCACCGTTGCAGGTAAGGTTGCCGCTGTTTGTGCTGAGTGTGTCACAAGCGCTGAAACTGCCGTCAGCGAACGTAATCGGTGTCGTTCCGTAGATACCGATGCCTTGAGGGAGTGTCTCGAAACGGAGAAGCCCGTTGTAGTACGCGTCGAAGTATTCGCTGTTCGTCGTAACTGCGTCAAAGGTGGCGATTAGGTCGCCGGTGTAGCTGTTAGCCCTGATTTCGAGCGCTGTCGTGTGGTTGACGAAACAGATTGTCTTCGTGGTGCCTGTGTCGTACTTACAGTTGACACCGTCGCTGAGTTCAAGCGGATCGTCGTCGTCGATGTGCAGGCCACCATATGTGTGTGCCAAGCCAAGGCTTGTGATGTCGAAGACGGTTGCAGATGCACCGGCCGCGATGGATTTGATCGTGAACGTTACGTCTTCGCTGTCAAGTGTTGCGTCGGTTAGCGCCCAATACGCTCGACCGAGTTCGATTTCGGCATCGTTGGCGTCAGGGGATAGGACGGCAATGCCACTGCCAAGACCAGTCATGGGTACACCACCGGCAGCGTCTGGCCAGACGGAGAAGTAGCCTCCAATATGCACCGCGTTACGATCTGCTGTTGGGGTTACTTGGACGTCGAGGAAACCGGTTTCGTTGGTAACTACGCGCGAGGTGTCTTTACCAGAAATGACATTGTACTGCGTATCGTCGACTACGCGGTCGCCGTCGGTAGCGTTGCTGTTGGCATAGGCTTCAACACTTAGAATTGCTCCAGCACTGATGATTGTCTCTTGTATAACGAGCCCATTGGTCGGATTCGCAGGGCGACTGGCACTGGTGCAGTCGATACCATAGTGCGTCCCGGTGACACGGATGAAGGTACCGAAGTTGCTACTGGCATCACGGTGGACAGCGAGGTAACAGGTGTCACTACTGGCTGCGCCGTAGGTTTGGTAGTTCACGGTGGCCGTAGTGTCGCTGATTCGGTAGCCACCCGGGTAGGCGACACAGGGGGTTGTGGTGAAGGTGCCGGTGTACCCGGCTGCGGTGCTGTGGGTACACCCGCTGACGGTGAAGGAATTGAACATTTCCGCGTGGCGATCTGCGTCTTCGTCACGGAGGAACTCACGCGTCCTGCCGTAGCTAGCGTTGTTCGGCGAGGTTGCTGGGAGAGGGTTGATTGTGTCGCTGTCGGATTGCCCATGGGCGGTCGGGCACCCGGCGAGGGACAGGCATGCGGCGAGCCAGAGGACGAGAAGGGTATTCTTCGGCTTCATTAGGTGTTGTTCCCTGCAACAATGGCGCGTTCGAGGATCGTTGCCCCGGTGTTGTTGCATGTGGTGAAGCTACCGTTGCTGGCATCGGTGCTTTCAAGGCCGACAGCGAGGAGGAAGCCGTTGGCATCGAGGACGATGGGGAAGTTTCCTTGAGCGTCTCCGGCACGAGAACTGACGCGCAGGACACCGTCGGCGGTGACGAACAGGACGACCGGGTTGGTCATGCTGTTGACGTTGTATGGGACGACGTAGTCGGTTGCGAGGTCGGTTTGGGCCGCATCGTCCGCGTGCTCCTGTTGGACGTCTTGGTAGCCGTCGACGACTTGCCTGCGGGTCAACGGGAATCCCGGCAGCATCCGGCCGTCGCACTTGATTTGGACTGTGACTTCAAAGGTCTTGGGCATGGGGGTACCTTATTTCGGCTCGTGGTTCGTGTCCAACTCAATTGCGACGGCCCGGTCGAGGACTTTGCTTGCCATGCAGAATTCGGAGACTTTCATCTGGGACCAGTCGACTTCGTATGTATCATCCATGTTTTGCCGGATGATGACAACGGCTTTGATATTCGCTTTCTCGGCCATCCCCCGGGCAAGAACGAGTTCTGGGGCGACTCGGGTGCCCGGGAGGTGGACGAGGGTAGACATTTAGGCGTTCGCGATGGCTTGGTCGCGAGATTCGAGGCGCGCGAGCAGGGCGACGGCTTGGTCCGAGGTGAGCAGATCGTCCTGTTTCAGTTGGTCGAACAAGCCTTCGAGAGAGCCCTTTAGAGCAGGCCCAGCGACGCTGAGTGCCGCGAGGATTTGCTGGACCAAGGCACTGTAGATGTCGATACTGGCGGTGATCTTGTCACCGATTTCCTGTGGGGTCTTACTCACGATTGGCCTCCAGTCAGTAGGGTCTTGCAGGTCTTGGTCTGTTCAGCCATTGCGGCGGCACCGGCGAGGCTGGGATTCTGCTCACAGGCATCACGGCGCTTGGCGGCTTCCGCGTTGCACTTCTGGAGCGCGACCTTGTGCTCAGGCGTGGTGCCGGGGGTGGTAACCGCTATGAGAATGTCCGCTTGGACACTATCGTATGCGAGTTCCTCGGCTTGGCAGCCGCTGCGCAGGCTGGGGCCGAAGACTTGGCCTGCGGTACAGGCGCTAAGCGCGAGGGCAAGGATAATGGGAACGATCTTGGTCATGGTTTCTCCTCGACTGGGCTAGGGACAGACGTATCGGGCATCGCCGTTGTGCTTGTCGTCACGGTTGTGGTCGTGGGCGAGGACGCTGTGGCGGCTGTTGTTGCAGAAGCTTGGGCGAGGTCGCCGATTGCCTTGTTTTTCAACTCGCTGCCTTGGGTGGAGCCGTAGCGGAACGAAATCATCGAGCCAGTGTACGTGACCACGGCGGTTACTAGCATGAGTACTACGTCGTGGGAGTCTCCTGCGGGGATGCCGCGCCACATTGCCATCCAGACGGTGGCAAAGAAGCATGCACCAAGGAACCACGCGAACCAGTCTGTTGCTTGGCGATCAGGCATTAACCCCTACCGGTTACCAATTAGTAGGTCCAAATCCTCGGGCTCGGGTACCCCGGCCCGTCACAGAGATCAACATGTACCATGCGCGTCATACCACGTTGGCCGATACCGATGCGCTTGAAGCCAAGTTCCAAGGCACACTTGACGATATCGAACGCTAGGTCGCCTTGGGCGTGGATGTCTGCGGCACGGCCGGTGGTATGTGGCCCGGTAGGGCCGGTGCTACTAACGGCTTTGTTATGCTTTGGGCACCGGTAGCTGCTTGTGAGCACTATCGGTGCGTCGACACCTTCGCGCAACGCATCCAATGCGCGCAGGAAGCCTTCGTCCATGTCTTTAATCCCGCCACCGCAGCCGTCTTTGCAGACAAACTCCGATGGCTTGAAGAACTTCGGCGTATACGGGGCGCTCATTTCTTTCGACCTCCCTTTGGTTTGTACAGGACATCCTTGGGCTTGGCGACTTCGAGGGCTTTGCGGGCTTCTGTACCGATGCTGCCCGGTTGTGTGGCCATCTTGAGCCACTTGCGGGCCTCGTTACGCTCGTATTTGGGGCTTGTGTACGGCTTGTCGTACCCTTCGGCACGGTACTTGGTCCGTGTGGGACCGTTGATCTTGGGCTTAGCTTTGCGCGCACCGGGCATGGGGCTAGAATCCGCCGCCGCGCTTGAGGCTCTTGACGGCACCTTTGTGAATCCTACCGTTGGGCTTCAGGAGCCTGTCGTAGTCGTGGTCAGACAACCGTCCACCCAGTCCAGCCTCAGCCGCCATTGGCATCAGCTTGGCGCGGATGTTTTTGTTTGCCCGGGATAGGATCTTCGCAAAGGCTCCGGTCGGAGGACCACTTATAGCCTTGGGTGGAGCCTTGGGCTTGAGCTTGGCCTTGGCACCCAGATCCTCCGACATGGCCTTCAGGCTGGACTTGCCTTTGGGCAACGTCTTGCCTTGGTATGTGTTACGCGCGGAGGCCATCTAGCAACCAGACTTCTTTCCACCCTTCGTGACAGTCTTACCGACCTTGCCGCCCTTCTTGCCGCCCTTGGACATTGGTCCTTCCAGTTTCCTGCTCATGTTTTGCTCCTCTTGAATGCCATCGAGGCAATGTTGGTGGGTACTTGAACCTTGGGCCTGATGAACCAATGTCTGCGGTCATCAACTGGCCGTCTTTATCAGGTCGATTTGGATGTTGTAAGTATCCCCAGCCGTATGCCCAATGGTCGTCAGGGCTAGATCCCCGGTCTTACCGTCACCGGCGGTGTTCCTGAGCGGCGGTTCGAAGGCTTCATCTGTCGGGCTGCCGTCCTTGAGCGTGTAGGCGTTCGTATTCGCAGTGCCGATCCAGACGAGCCGGACATCCATACCAAGAGCAATCCCGGTCACGCGCCTGATAGCCACTGCGGCCGGGGCACCGACCAGTGCACTGACGTCGACTTTGACTACGGCGGCTTCCCCGGTCCCGTCCGAGACCGAGGACAGGTTCACCGTGACATGATTGCCTTCATCATACGTGGTGACTGTTACTACGTCTGCCATGGGTCGCCTATGTAAACTTCATGAAGGTCCCACGAGAGCCGGAGCCTTGGTCACCGCCGGGGCGATGCGGGTCCGGCCGACGTGGGGATTGCGGGAACTTGGGGATCGTGGCCTTGGGCTTGGACTTGGTCTTGGTCTTAGCCTTGGGCCGAGCCTTTGCCGAGGCCATTACTTCATCGCAGCGCGGCTGATCTTGCCGCCGGACTTGGGATTCCCGCTGGGGTGCGCCAGAGGGCCGAGCCGCTTGCCAGCCTTGGCCGAAGCCGCACCGGCGTCCTTCTGGTTGTTCTTTTCCTTACTGCGCGACCGGGCGATACCGGAATCCTTCTCGTTGTCAGGCATGGAATTTGTCTCCTATCGGGCTTTGCCCGGGTGAAATTGCAGTCAGGCGCAGTGCCTTGGCTGTGATACTGGTCTACGCGTCTGGGGTCTTGGTGTCAAGAGGGTGGGATTTTTACCTCCCTCCGCCCCTGTCCCGCC